AACAGGAAACTGTTGCTTAAAGATTGAACGTACTTCTTTTACTATGTCCATATGTTCTTTTTGTGTTCCATGTGCACTACGTAAATCTATATAGTGAATCCATGACCGAACACTTCCTGTCATGTATATACGGGTCGGAGTTGCTAACGGGAGAACAAATCTCGCACATTCCTTCGCAACACCCTCACGTATGAGTTCGTTGTAGAGATCAATGCCCTCAGCGAAATACCTTTTAATCTGGTCTTGTAACCTTTTCGTTTGTTCTTCTGGTATGTCATCATTACTATTCTGACGATTTTTTAAGTCCTGACTACGAAGATCAGGCACTTCAATTTCTCCCAACAGATTAGTGTTTGCATAACGCTGACTAAACTCTTGGAATGTAAATGATCTATGTCTTAATATTTGTGCTGCTATACCCCTAGTCGTTTCTATTTCGACTGTCATGTGTGCTTGCTCGAAAACTGACCAATGCCCATGTTTTATACAATAACCTAATAGTCCTGCTACTGCGGGATTACTTTGATTATTTGGATTGCTTACTCTCGCTATGTAACCCATCTGCTTCTCTGCATCTGGAGTCACTGTCACTAGTTTTACTTTCATGTTTTCGGAATAGTTTTGCATATAACACTTCTTGTGCTGTATACAAATCAGGGTTTTGTTTCGCTCTTTTAATTAAGATTTTTGCTGCTTTTCTACTCTTCATGTAGGTATTTATGCGTATGGTCGTGTAACGCATCAAATATTTCGTCAGCAAGTTCGTCTATATCTGTTGTATCAGACTCAAAATCAAAGTTCTCAGGTTTTCTTTTCAGTGCCTGATCCGCTAGTTTTGAGATATGATTTTTTATCGAAGAGGGGTGGAGAAATTCCTCCGTTACACCATCCAATATTTTTGATTCTGGATCCGTCTCTGAGTTTGTCATAGTAGCAGTTAAATACGTCCATTTTGACACCCATCACTATATCATAGTGATCGGCAAATTCTTCGCTACCATCCTTGCGGTCAAGGTAGGTAACTATCCAAGCATTTGTTGGCAACTTCTTGTCCAACTTTTTGTCAGAGGTGCAATCAATATGTAAGAAGGTAAGTTGATACTTGTCGGCAACTTCTTCTATTTCCTGATTACCCTCCCAGATCATCCTCTGTTTCCCCATTCTATTTGAGGGAATGCTTCAGCAACCACTGCTTTAGTGATTCTATACTTAGATTGTAAATCTTGATTACATGCAGATACTAGCATATTTGCTTCATCAGCGTGTAAACCCTCTAGGAGTTGTACAAACAACTGTTCGCGTCTCATACCCTTAATAGATGCGTCACCGCCCTTAAAGAACCTGTAGAGACCTCTATACTCTTGTGTTAGACGAGTATGCTCTGTTCCTGCAGGAGCGTCATTAGGTGTAAAGGGAACTTCACCTTCTGGTAGTAAAAACTCTAATGAGTCGTCAAAATTGATGATTAACAAAGAACGAAGTCCTTGACTATTGTACTCTTGGAGTAACTCTACCTTTTCTTTTTTAGTTTTAGCAGAAGATACTTTTTGGAGTATTTCAGTTAATAATGCATCTTTTGGTAATTTTCTTGGTGCCATTTCAAGTCACAGTTTGTATAATTATATCAGTCTTCGTCGTCTTCGTCAAGTAGGTCGTCTGGATCTGTAAAACGAACTGCTAAGAGTTCTTCTTCTACGTATGATCCATTGCCATCTAAAAACTCTGGATGAAGATTATCCAACTGACGTTTGTGTGTGTGGGTGTCCACAGCGGATTTATAAATCCAACCTATAATACCGCCCATGCCGAATGTGATTATCATTCCTACAGCGGAGAAAAATAGGATTATGTTAGTTTCCATTTGCGTTCCTCAATAAGTCTATTCTGAGTCGAATTGACCACCTAAAGAAAAAGAAGGTGCGATCAAACCAACTGGGTTTACGTCTCCTCCTGCTTCTTGGAAGCATAACTTCTATGCCTTTATTTAGTTCGTATTCTTTTACGTCTTTTCGGTTTCTTTGCTTGTTCGTAGTTCCACGCATCACTCAGTATTCCATATAGAAATTTTCTTATTTTACGAGCATCGTCAGTATTCAAATTAGGATATGCTCCTTTTATGTCCTGACCCCCATGCTTTATGTAGTGATCGAGATCATCTATTGTGCAAGATATGTTTCCTGCTGTACCAGACTCTACAAATCTGGTAACGTCACTTTTCTTGAAATTGTTCTCTTCAAGGTATTTTGCCATATTGAACGTATTACGACCTGTCTTAAGAATTGCTCGGTCATAAACCTCTTCAATAATGTCAACTAGTGTGTCTTCTGGATCCATCTAATAAATTGTGTTCTTTTAAGTATTTTACTGTATCGGTGCAACCACCTAATTTTTTGTTATTTAGAAGAATCTGTGGAAAAGTTGCATTTCCTCCAAATTCCTCATAGAAAGCAAATCTGTCAAAATGCTCGTCTAACTTATACTCCTGATATTTGAAGTTACACAAGTCTAACACTCTTTTGACCTGAGTGCAATAAGGACATCCATCTTTGGAATAAACTGTAAAGTTCATAGAATGGTAAAAAACCTATTTAGAAAAAAATACCCCAAATTTTTTTTCCGACTTTCTGGGGATTCAAAAGTCATTTTCCCATACAGTATAGCATAAAAAAAGAGGGTGTCAAACACCCTCTGAATTAATCTAGATATATGCGACCTAGAATGTATACTTAGCACCAACTTTAACACCGTATGCATTGTCGGCAGTCTCGTCTGTAAGAAGAGATACTTCACCGTATGCACCGATTGAATCAGTTAGATCTAGAGAACCACCAACGTAACCAATGAAGTCTGTTGAAGACTCACCGTTATCTGGAGATGTTACTACAGGACCACCTGATACGTACCATGACTCACCTTCGTATCCAATTTGGAACTCAGTTGAAAGTCCAGTATAGTCATCACCTGAGTAAGATGATACTGTTTCCACATTCACGTAAGGACCAGCAAATGCTGCACCAGCTAGTAGGAATGGAGATGCTGCCACTGCAGCGATTGTTGATTTAATAGACATGTTTGTTTTTTAGTCTCTCGCAAGAAAAAATCCTGCGGATGATACCACTCCCGACATGGAGTGATGTTTCTACGCAGGGTTACGATCTTTCGAGTCCTTTGTAATGGTATTTAGTGTAGCACGCTACATTTATTCTGTCAAGACCCCATTTGCTAGGGTTTGAACACTTTGCCAATCTTTCTCAAATAGTTCTAAACCTTTATCTGTAAGAACATGTTTATACATCTTATGGAAAATGGCAGGAGGTATGGTGCAGATGTGTGCACCCGCAGCAAACGATCTACTTACATCTTTTACGCTTCGTATAGATGCAGATAGTATCTCTGTCTCGTGAACAAATTGCTTTTCGTATATGTCTGAGATTTCTTTGATCAATGCAAGACCATCGAAAGAATTGTCATCAACTCTTCCTACAAATGGAGAAACATATGTTGCTCCTGCTTTTGATGCTAGTATTGCTTGTGCTGCTGAGAATATGAGAGTGACATTTACTCTGATGTTTTGATTTGCCATCTCTCTGCATGCTTTAAGTCCCTCTGGAGTGCAGGGGACTTTGATTGTGACACACTCTCCAAACAGACCTATAAGTCTGCTTGCCTCCTCTAACATGTCCTGAGAGGTGTCTGCAACGACCTCCATGCTAATGTCTTTGATGCCTAGGTGTTTCAGTTCATAATAAACTTTATCTGGTATCTCGCCACTCTTCATCATTAGAGTAGGGTTTGTTGTCAGTCCATCAATAAGTCCAGTGGAGTATGCTTCTTCAATAGTAGCAACGTCCGCTGTATCAAGAAATAATTTCATAAGTTAGTCGTCATATACTAGACATTCTGGTTCGTCAGGGTGCATCTCACAAAATAGTTCGAGTGCGTTTGGATCGTGATGATCCTCTGGGTGATGATCGTGATATACTTCTAGTTCGTGTAACTCTTCTTTGTAATGTCTGCGAGCAGCAGGACTAGTAGTTGGATCATCTAAGATCGCTTGATCTTTTTCGATGTGTTCTTCTATTGTTTTCATCGTTCTTATCCTATACTATACAAGTATTTATGTCTAGATTCGTCCAAACTACCGTGTTGTCGTCTGATTTCTCTCAACTCTTCAAAGTCTT